TAAAGAACAGCCAGCTCCTAAACCTACTGAAGCTCCTACTGCAAAACCACAAGAAGAAGTCAGTGCTGACGCTAGAGAAATCGTAGAGGACTTTTTAACAGGAGGTGGTACTCGTGGTATTGATCCTGAAACAGGTAAGCCTAAAGACACTAAAGACGAGATTAAAGCTAGGTTACTTACGGATGACACGGAAAAACAACGATTAATAAATTCCGTACAAGATGCCATAAAGAGCGACTTAGAAAAAGTAAAGGGTGGTCGTGTAGGTAAAGTACAATACTTAGTAAAAGTACAACAGGAATTAGATAGTCGTTTAGGCAAGGAAGCTGGTAATGAACTAGCTCTTGTTATGCGGGCTTCTCAAGTAACAGACAACGCTGAAGTTGCTGACGCTATCGACCAGCTAGGAATACACATGGCAGCTAATGGTGCTATCATGGTGAAAGGATTTGATGATGTTCTTAAGTTTTTAGACGGTGCTGACTTAAATAACCGAGAAGTTATGAGGGACGCTATGGTTGGTATTCACAAGTTGATACCAGCTATGATGGGTTGGAAGAAATCAGGCACTGCGTCAGGTCGTTTGTTGCAATCAAGGAAGTACACTAAAGATGTTCTCGAAGTAAAGCAGGAGCATTTAAAGGAGAAACTAGAAGGCAACTTAGTTAGTGATTTAAAAGCAGCTAAAGATTTAACGCCCGAAGAACTAGATCAACAACTTAAAACGTTTGGTGAAATAGAGGTAGTTAAGAAATTACTACAAGCTGTACAACAAGCTGACGATATAAGCGAAGTACGGGATATACTGGTAAAACAACAGGAAGCTTTTCAAAGCAAGTCTGCTAAAGAGGTTGCCCGCAAATTAGTAAACGATCCATACTCCCCTAACGAAAAAGGAACAGCAAGTGTTTACACTAAAGTTAGGGATGTGATACCGGACTTAGCTTATGGTAGTATGTTGAGCAGTCCTGTAACACACGCTAAAGTGGCTATATCTAATAGGTTGATGTCAGGATACCACAGTTTAGCAGGTTTTGTTGGTGCTAAATATATGGCTACTGTACCGTGGGCTAGAAATGGATTAACACGAGAACAGTTTGAGGAGGCAGGTCAATTTTGGTTACGAGCTGCATCTTCCTATGGCACTTTTTCTGAGATAGCTAATAAAGAAGCGTTACGTGTTTTAAAAACAGGGGACTCGGATTTACAATCACACTTTGAAAGAATAGGTGAGTCAGCTTTCTCTATGGAACGTACTGGAATTACAGGAGCTTTAGGGCAATCCATAGAAAATGTAGGTCGATTTGTTGATATACCGGGCAAGGCAATGGCAGCTATAGATGTGAGAACTAGATTGAATATAGCACACTCGATGACGTTGGCTAAAGCTCAGATGGATTACATAGCAGCAAAGAAAGCGGGTAAACCTGTCGGTGAATTTCAAGACTTCTACAACAAATTTGTTTCTAAAGTATTTAACGAATCAAAAACTAAATTATTAAACGAAGACCAAGTAAGACGTAAAGCTATTTTAATGGCAGAGAAAGAGGGTGTTAAACCTGAAGATTTAGCGTCTTATATTGATAACTTTGTTAAATATAACTGGAATAAAGATACAAGTGCTTTTGTTGATTACGTTAACAGAAACTTAAAGGAGGTTACTTTTACCGAGGAGATTGGTGAGTTTGCTGATCCTAACTTCCTCGAAAAAGGTAGCAGACACATCGAGGCGTTCTTAAATACATACCCACTACTAAAGACGGTATTGAATCCGTTTATGCGTACTGGTCGTAATATAACAAGAGGAGCTATGGCTTCTACTAATTCTTTAGTATCTGTTGCTGATTTAATTACTAAAACAAAAATACCGGGAACCAAAGATGCACACGAAACCCTTAAAAAACTATGGTCTAAGACTGCGAAAGATTTAGAGAGTGATGATCCTGTAATAGCAGCACGGGCAAAAGGTCAACAGATTATAGGAGCAGGTGTGATATTAGCTGCGTATGGTTTTGCTGAAGGTGTTGAAGATGTATTTGAGTTTGTCGGCACTGAAAGCCAAGATTGGAAAACAAAAATGAATATAAGGGCTGCTACGGGTATGCCTGAGTACACACTAAGAATAGGTAAAGAAGGGGAAAAACAGGCTATTAGTTTGGCGGCGTTGGAGCCTTTGAACACTATTTTAAGTATAACAGCTGACTTCAAAACACTTCACCACGGAACTGTGGCACAAAGAGAAGAAGCCCGTAATTTAATGGAAGCAGCAGCGTTAGCTATTACGAATAACATAGTAAATAAATCTTACTACAAGAACTTAGGAGACGCTATTAAACTTGTTACGCAAGCTACAGACAGTAAAGAAGCTACTCAAAGAGAAGCATTTAAGATATTAAAAGGATTAGGAAGCACATTAGTACCTTCGATTGCTAACACCGCTAACTATATGTCTGACGATGTTGTGCGTGAAAATAATAATCTATTGCAAGTCATAGCTCGACGTATGAACGGCTTATCTAAATTGGTTCCCCCTATGCGTGACATCTTTGGTGACGTACAAGAGAGAGGTATTAAGAAAAGAAAAGTAGGTGGTCTTGCTGTGTTAGTTCCGTTTGGTACTTTCAATCAAACAGGTTCTATTAAGAAATACGTAAAGATTGACCCTGATACTGGGTTTAGAACTTTAGATATTCCTAAGATAACAAGAACTACTGTTAGAAAAGAGTTAAAAGATAAAGGGACGAAAAATATAACTAAAGAACTTTTAGAGGAAGCATATCAAGCGAAACTAAGCGAAGCAGCAGCAGCAGTTGTGGTTGAATTAGGAGGCACTCATCACTTTAACGGTGGAACTTCTATATGGGAAAAGATGGACTTAGAAGAAATAATACACCCAGACACACAACAAAATGCTTTTGATCGTTGGCAAGAGTTAGCAAGTCAAATTAAGTTGCGTAATGGAATACCATCGAAAACAGGTAAGACATTAAAAGAACAAATTGTTTCCTCTGCCAGTCGTGCAGATTTTAAAATAAGAAAAGCTCCTAAAACAGCACTACCCGAAGGTTTTGAAGAATACGATGACAGGCCTGCTACTGTTTCTGATATATTTAGAGACTATAGAAATGCAGCTTTAGGACAACTAAAAGAAGAGTATCCTATATTAGTAGAACAAGTTGAATTTAAGCAGGAATTAACAGAGAAGTTAGCTAAACCCGTTAGGGAAGGTGAGCTAGAAGAACGACGTGAATTAGAACGAGCTTTGCCGGGTACTGAGTTTCCTTTGGAGAGTTATAAAAAGACACAACGACCGTCTAAACTTGAAGAAAGATTGATTCCTTTTAGAAACTAGCTTGAACTCCTCACTCAATAAGTAATAATATAATATCATGGCTAACACCTACGTAGACTATAACAGCGTCTCAGCCTCCGACATTACGGCAGGTTTTATCGTGACGTTCCCGTTCCTTGAAGAAATCCACATAACAGTAGAAGTAAACGGTAGTTTGTTGGCTCGTGAATACTTTACGGTATCTACTACATCAGGAGTCACTCGTGTGTTTCCTAGCTCTGGTGTTAATGCTGGTGACAATGTAAGAGTACGTCGTAAGAGTCAACCTGACTTAAACCTTGTAGACTTTGAGAACGGATCGGTACTTACTGAGAGTGAACTAGATAGAGCGTACCAACACAACCGTTTCTTAAATGAAGAGATAGGAGAACTTAACGATTCATCCCTACAACGGGTACAAGGTAGTCAGGACTTTTCCGCACAAGATCAAAACTTAAAAGACTTAGCTGACCCTGTAGACCCGCAAGACGCTACCACTAAAAGTTTTGTAGACACTGAGATAGGCAACGAGGAAGCTGCTAGGATTGCTGCTATTAGTGCTGAAGAGACGGCTCGGATTGCAGGTGATGCCTTAAAGGTTAATAAAGCTGGTGACTCAATGACAGGGTCGTTAGCAATGGGAACCAATAAGATTACAGGATTAGGTTCTCCGACAACCAACACAGACGCTGCTAATAAATCTTATGTGGACGCTCGTTCTTTAAATGATTTTGACGGGTCGAAAGTATCAGGTGCTGTTGATGTTAATGGTAATATTGTTAGTGGTGTTTCTACTCCTTCAGGTGCTACTGATGCAGCTAATAAATCCTATGTTGATTCAGCCATAGCAAGTGTAACAACAGGCACAAGTAGTCCTCCAAGCTTTAGTAAGTTCACAGGAGACGGAAGTGAGACAGACTTTGCTTTGACTTTTACAGCTAATGTCACAACGTCTACAGCTATGCTTGTAACGATTGACGGAGAAGTTCAAGACCCTGACGACTACACTATTATAGGTGCTAGTAATTTAGTACGCTTTGACACACCACCCGCTAATCTATCTGAGATACTTGTTATTGAAAGAGGATATAAAGTAGCTATAACAGATATACCCACTGAGTATGATTACGGTAGCATAGTTGGTGACCCAGTAACAGCGTTTTACAGCTACGGAGGAATTGCATAAATGAGTATTCAAGTACAACTTAGACAAGGAACAGCAGCTGAAAACTCAGCTTTTACAGGTGCAGAAGGAGAGCTAGTATACACTACGGATACGAAGAAACTTTTTGTACACGACGGTAGTACGCTTGGGGGACTTGAGGTGGGAGCTGTAACGGGTATTGCAGATGACTCTGTTACTTTTGCTAAGATAGAAGAGATACCCGCCAATACGATATTAGGTAATAATACAGGTAGTTCTTCTGATATATTAGAGTTAAGTGTAGCACAGACTCAATCGTTGTTAAACGTAGCTAACGGTGCCACCGCTAATAGCAGTGATGCGACTTTACTAGCTAGAGCCAACCACACGGGTACACAAACGTTAGCCACTATAAGTGATGCGGGTACGGCCGCTTCTGCTGATACAGGAGATTTTGCGGCTGCTTCACACACGCACACCGCTGCTAATATTACAGACTTCGACACGGAAGTAGCTAACAATACTGCTGTAGCTGCTAACACGGCAAAGGTGACAAACGCTACACACACCGGAGATGTAACAGGAGCAACTGCACTTACTATTGCTAATGCAGCAGTAGACTCAGACAAACTATCAACAACATTAGACTTTGGATCAATCGTATGAGTGTTTATCGAACGATAGTAAGTAAACACGATGAGAGCAAAGCGAACCAATAACCACATATAACCATGCCAAACATACAAGTAAAACTTAGAAGAGGAACCACAGCACAACACGCTGGCTTTGCTGGGGCTGAAGGAGAAGTAACAGTAGACACCGATAAAGATACACTTATAGTACACACTGGTGGTGCTGCCGGGTCTGGTGTAGAGTTACGTAAGAAGTCTGATTATGACTTTCCTACTTTAGAAGTAGGTAATTCCACGGCAGCTCTCATTGATTTAAAAACACCAGATACTGACGACTACGACGCTAGGGTAATATCACAAGCTGACACAGCTACTTTAGAATCGGTACATGAATCAAGAGTAAGGGTAGAATCGTCCAGTCAATTAGGACTTGTTGCTGGTGCTGATCCATCCACTGCTACACCCGGCCCCGAAGTAGTGACAATTAAGGATACGGAAGTTGTCGTTAACGAACAAGGTATTGATGTGGACTTTCGTGTGGAAGGTAGTACAGCTACATCCCTAATAACAACAGATGCTGGAAATAACAAAGTTACACTTGGTAGTTCGGGTGTTATATTAAACTTTGCTAACTTACCCACTTCAAGTGCTGGTCTCGTAAGTGGTGATGTATGGAATAACTCAGGAGTACTAAACATAGTGCCGTAAGATGACCGAAACCATCTCCCACTTTCTCGACTCTGCCCTTGCTATTATATTAGGTGTTATCGGTTGGATGATTAAAAAGCTGACAGATCGGTTGGATAGTGATGAGAAACGTTTGACTAAGATAGAGGTGGAACTGGCTGCACAAAGGGAACGAGACACTGCTGTTGAGAACCGTATGGGTGGTCTTGAAACAAATATTAAAGAGATAAACACTAAGCTTGATCGTATGATGGAGCTGCTAATGAAGAGATGAAAAAAGGACTATA